GAGGAAGTAGCCGAGCCAGCCGCCGATGGCAGCAAAAATAAGTTGAATGGTGTTCCAGAACTCTTTCATACCCTTGTACCTTCCTTTCTCTGGTTGAATTTTCTGTATGAAAAAAGCGACTGCCCGAAAGCAATCGCCGATTCCCGAAAGATAGTGTTTTCAGTTGTGTTGTATTATCAGACCTGTTTCGGCAGCCACTCCCACAGCCGCAGATCTTCCTGCCCAAGGGACCACATACACATCCCTCTCAGTTTCCACCGATAAGCCGCCTTGTTCGCCCAATAGACGAGAGAGTCCACGTCCTGGTAGTAAAGGATGGAAAAGCCGTCCGCATCGCCGAGGAACAGGCGGGATATCCAGATGTTAATGTCAATGGGGATGACCGTTGCCTGATAATCGTTTCCGCAGGAAAGCGAAGTCATATCGTCCGAATGGAAGAAGTCGTAGTCCATCGAGATGTCCTCGCTCCTGGTGGATGTTTCTTCCACATCAGAAGTCAGCGTGAATACCTGGAACTCGCTGTCCCATGTGCAATTGCTCCGGCTGATCCTGCCGTAGGATTTCTGTGTTCCATCCGGCATTACCACATCGAACCGCTCATACGGCTCGTATGTCCAGGCGTCCCCAAGGCGCATCAATTCACAGACAGTCCGATTGTCGGAGCGGTACCCTGCATAGCCGCCGGAGAAGCCGCTGACCGTTGCCGTGAACCGCAGCGTATACGAGGAGCCGGAATACACGCGCACTCTGTTCCCTCGGATACGCATTTCCACCGTGTACATATTCGGATCGTCACGGAGGTCTGCGTTCGGCGTCCTTGTGATCTCCTGGCTATAGCTGCCGAGAAGCGTGGAGCCGTTGTACAGTTCCACCGCCTGACGGTCGTAGTTCAGGCAGCAGAACAGACTGCCGCAGAATACCCCGGCACGACCGCTGCCACCTGCCGGGAATGCCAGCCTTGCCCGGAGATGGATATCGGAAAAGCCGTCATACCGCCATGCAAGCTGACCGCTGCCGTCAAGCTGGGAATAGACGCGCTCCATCGAGTATTCCTCCGACCGCCACACCTCAAAGGAACCTGACAGCACCGTCCAGTAGTTCGTTTCAAGAACGCCGTAGTCCCGGAAGTCCTCGTACCAGACAAGAGCCGAGTCCGGCTTTCTTCGGAGCATTTCAAGTGTGAGCCGGAATCCTCTGTCGGGACCGACCATGTTGCCGTCCACGTCCTTGAACTGTCGCGGGGAGAAAGTGTAGGTCGCTTCTCCTGCGGACGGTTTCTCGGAAAAAGACGAGCAGACGCGGAAACCGTAAAACTGTACGCCCTTGACATCGACAGAAATCCTGATCGTATGCGTCCCAGCCGATAGCGCCACTCCGCTTGCAAGCGTTGTCCAGAAGGTGCTTCTCCAATACGGCCACCACAGGCGGCTTTCCGTGAAATGCCTGGTCGAGCCGTCCAAAGACACATAGATGCCGTTCTTGTCCCAGAAGGGATAGCAGAGCCGCACCGCCACGTCATAAGTTCCCGCCGTGCTGACGGTAAAGTTATAGGTGACTGCTCCTTCATCGCCGAGCGTGGCGATGCCGTTCTCGATGGATACGATGCCGGACGCGCTGGCGTAATTGCCGCCGTCATGGTCGATGATGATATTTTCAAACTCCGTTTTCTGCTGCTTGCTATATGCGGTCAGATAGTGCCTGCCATTGTATGTCCCGGACATCTGCGGATACTCATAGCTGTCCGCGTCCCGTCCTTCCATGTAGTCATACACATGAGGGAGCGCCCACGGCACTTTATTGTTATCGTCCCAATAGCCCACGAACGGGATGAACGGCTGCGGAGGCTGATCGTCCGTGAAGTTATACACGCCCTTCAGCCAGTTCTGCGCGGCGTAGTAGGTCTGCGAAGTGCCGCGATAGGTCTTGCCGATATTCTCCGGCTTGTCGTAAATCTGCCAGTTCCAGCCATAGGCGGGCATTCCGAGGAACACCTTCTCCGTAT